TAGGCACATCAGTAGGCACATCAGTAGGCACATCAGTAGGCACATCATTGGATGGCTTACCTAACCCAATGTTAGGAAGAAGTTTAGCAACTATCCCAGTAGGTTTGTACACACCGGAGTACGTGGCAACACTGATGACGAGACCAGTTATCCACAGGATAAAGGTATCTTTGGATATTACAGCGCTCCCGTTGTCAATTACGGACGAAACTATGAGCGCTTGAATAGCATTAAGAACAATACTTAGTATCGCCTTAAGGGATGAACTAGCTTTTAGATGAGTTATTGTGCCTACAACTACCGGAATGATTACACCGATAATTGCTGTGACAAAGATCGCATCAATAGTGATCATACTTTTTCGCCTTCTTTATCCATGTGCCAAATGAGATGACCATCAATGCGTGAATCGAGAGCTTTCACGTCCTGTTTGATCTCATGGACATCTTCTTTTATGGTTTGTAGCTTTTCCTGAACCACACCGTGGTCTTTAGAATTAAGATTCCGCATCTCATGAATAGAGCGGATAACACCTATAAGACCGGCAATGATAGTGCCTAAGGCACCTATCGAAGCGGCCACAATGACAGCACTGCCTGAATTGATCAACAGATCTCTCCTTTAATCATCGTTTAAACCTCCCGCTAGGGATAACGTGTCCATTTCTAAGCGCTTCTATCTGTTGGTGTATCCATGGATTCACGTGGCCTAAACGGCGCTGTTCACCTTGTAGCTCTTGTAGCTTGTCTATTGCATGGTTCTCTATACGGCTGGAGTGATTCTCAATCAGCCGCCTAGGGTGTAACTCTCTAGATACTACTAAACTCATCGTCCCGGGTATGCGATGGCCATACCCATGCCTCTTCCGGCCCACGGAGGGGCCATTCTTCTGAGATGTTCAGTGCGATCAGGATCAGAACCATGACGCTTCCAGTCATCGGGATTTTTACCATCATTAACAAGTAGCTGACCGACCTCAAGGCCCAGACCGGGAGGTGTGAACTTGACAGGATTCTTAGACGACTGAAGCTCTAGTCCAGTAAATAGATTGAACTCTTCGGGCCACATATAGTCGCTGGGGTCCCGACGTTCACCTTTATGAATACCCCTCGTATAGGGCTTAGCACCTGAACGTTGCTTCAGGCCGTTTAAAAGACGATCTTGTCGTCGAGTATTGATAGTACCTAAATAGCCGTCTGGGTAAGTAGCTTCTGGGGTAGATCGCCATTGAGAGCGTAGTTGATCTAGCTGATCATGGAAAAATGGATTCGGTCCACCTGTTTCCGCTGCGCGGAAAGGTGTGTCACTCTGTGGATAATCTCTAGAAAGTGAGTTGGAGAATGAGGCCATAGTTACTATTAATCATACCATTGATACCGTTAATATAATAGCGGCTGTAGTAGGAGTGGTGGGGGTAGTCCCTGCTGCGTATGACTCAATCGACACAGTAGTGTTCGTCGCCGCCCACATTATTTCAAAATAATCGTTTGCGTTGAATTGTAAGAAGTAATTCCAACCGACGATCGTGTGGCCGTTCTCGCCAGCGTGTTTCGCTGGAATCGAAACGAACCCCGTACTTCCGGGAACATCTACATTATTTACACGAAGCCATATTTGTATATCTTCAGTAGAATTATCTGTATTTTGGAATTGACCGCTCCATTGAATATTGTAAATACCTGCGTTAACAATATTTATATGAGAGGTGTTAGATATAGTTACCCCTGAAGAAAAGTCGGTAGTATCAAAGGGCATGGCATAAGCAGTTGTTGTACTAGTTATAGCTTGTCTTCCAGTATACTCAAAGGCTCCATAATATGAAGTGGGGACAGCGCCCTGTGGACCTTGAGGACCTATAAGAGAAGAATTTACGCTGGCTAATGTTCCAAGCCATACAGGATATGAGGGGTCTCCTCCCTCAAATGATACGTATCCGTATGTACCGGCGTTTGGAAGAAAGCCTATGGAATCCCTAATGGTTATGGCTACTGATCCGAAAAGCTGTGGTACATAAGCATTTATCTCTTGACCATGCTTTTTGAAGCAGTATGCCTTGTATATACCCGGATATACCGTGGTACCTGATGCTGTCATCGGGCAAAGGTTTTGAACACGATGGCGGATATCTCCTTGCCCTCAGCGTTCTCTATGGTGTCAAACCCTACCACAAAGGCGAGGTCCGTACCCCTTGGAGCTACGTATCCTCGTGCAATAGCAAGAGCCTTTACGGCCTGACCAACGGCACCATGACCGATAGCACGGAGGGTAGGATACTTATGGCTCTCGCTTATGCATTTACTAATAGCCGCTGCCACTGCTTGTGGGGCGCTAGATGAGGAAACACGGAGAACCGTATCGTCGTTATGTTCTTCAGTCATTTTCTTACCTTTGTTAGGACAGTATAAAAATGATATCAGAACTATGGTTTTACGTAAATACGGATAAGGGCACCAGCCGGCTCGTCCGGTGATGCATAAACCTTTGACGATCGGATCTGAACGATCTGCGAATCGTCCTTGTACAGGATTCCTGTTATGGAATCGAACGTGGAGCGGACGAGCTTGTCAATATCAGGCTTCTTGTCGCACCATAGTTTTCCTTTTGGTGCTGACTTTGGTTTGGGCATGACGAAATTGATCTCGATACCGATAGGTCCAGAGAGGGGTTCCCCGTTAGCCACATTAAGAGCTTCTCTAGCAACTTCAGCCCTCCACGACGACAGCTTCTGCCTACCAGTTGTTGAAGATCCATCAACGACAACTGCCTTACCTCCTCGCACGAAGGCTGTCTTAGAACCCTGCGGAGCAGGAACACCGTACACTCTGAACTCAAACATTTTACCAAAATCAAGACTCATAAGAAAACTCTACTACACCGTAATAGTTATCAGCCCATTGATCAAGGGTTTCGTCGTCGTCATAATTGCAGTAATCGCAAGGTTCCGGTGCGCCACCATCATCGTCCGGGTAAAACCACCCGCTACCATTACAGAGTTTACAAGAACTCATAATCGTACCTACTTTAAGAGTGTACTATGACCTAGATAGGGGACTAATGCGGTGTCCACCTCTTCAATGAGCCGTTCGTGTACGAACACTAACTCACTCATGAGATAGTTAGCAAGTTTCTGACATTCTGCCCGCAGATATTCGATCTCGGCAGTAGCCACATCCACAGCGCAGGCTGGGTGATAGATCCAGCACTTAGAGTGATGAGTGGCGTACTCGTTGACAGTCCACTCGCTACGCAACGCTTCAACAATGTCAGAATATTTCGGCATTCCGTCGATATCGCTACCGATGTCGGGATTTTCTGTCATCGTCCGACTGCCCTACGGAGTGCTCGGGTGGCGGTACACATCGGCCCACGGCATCGGCACCACTCGCTACAGGCGTCGTTGGATAGGTTGGCCACGTCGGCCACGTCGGCCCATTCGGTGATGAGGCGGCGAAGCCGAAGGATCTCGGTATTGCCCGAGTTGATCTCGGCTCGCAGTCGCTCGATCTCGTCAGCAGCAGAAGTCAAGGTAGAGACGTGTGAACCGATGGCATCAGACCATCCCTGCCAATAGGCAGTACTGTACTCAGGGCCATGATCCTCGGCCATGGTGCGAAGGAGATTGGGTAGTTCGTCGCTGTTCACTTCATTCCTCGAAAGATTGTGGTCCCGTAAGAGTTGGCATCGATAGTCCAGATGGCTTGTCGCACTCCGGCTTCGATGAGGTCAGTCTGGCATCTTGAACAAGGCTTTGCAAGTCCTCGTTCTCCAGTACGCATGATTCTAGCCACATAAATAGTAGCTCCGTGCGTTTTCTTCGTCCGCTTCAGCGTAGCGACTTCGGCGTGCGTAGAACACTCTTCATACTGAATGCCGTCCATGTTGGCCGGATTCCTGAGAGAATTGGACGCACCTGCCAACACTCTCCCCCCTCGCACAAGAACAGCCCCTACCGGCCATCGCTCATAGCTTGAAGTTGCAGCCTGCATTTCAGCAAGGCGCAGATATTTTAAATGCCTCACTGAAACATCTTAAACAGCAGCCTATCCACAAACGACCTAATAGATATCATGGCTCTCAAAGTAAGATCTCTCACTGCTCTTCTTGCTCCTCGTTGCCCATCAGATCAATCAGAAACTCAAGAAGTTCGTTCGTGTCCTTGAGCGCCCGAATCTGACGATCCTTGTTCTTGATCTTGATCTTGAGCTTGTCTATCTTCACACGGCCCTTAGCGAGATCGTTATAGAGATCATCCCACTCAGCGTATTCAGCCTCAAGCCGCATATTCAGATTTTCAATATGTTCTTTGAGGTCTGAAATTTCCCAGCGAAGATTGACGATCTCATCTGCCGCCTTGACTGCGTACTTCAGCTTGATCACCTCGTCCTTGCCGAACTGAGTGATCCCTTTCTGGCCGACGCCATGATCCCAGTCGTAGATCACGTCAACAATATCTTTCTTCATAATTCCTCACTTTGGATAGGGTATGAATTATAGCTCGGGGACAGGGATTCGAACCCCGAATGGCTGGACCAAAACCAGCAGTGTTGCCAGTTACACCATCCCCGAAAAGTGCGCCCACTAGGACTTGAACCTAGGACCGACGAATTATGAGTTCGCTGCTCTAACCAACTGAGCTATAGGCGCTTGAATCAGTTCAGACTGGCCAAACGTATTCGAGATTGTCAGGCTCTGTCCAGCCGAATTGAGAATAGTGTACCGGGTCCTTGCGGAGAAGATTGCTGCGGTGTGCAGCGTGGAAGGCAGGATCGCCCAGCCACTCAGGGTAGGTGGAAGGAGAAGTGATTGCACGGAAGGCTTCTTCAGTCTTCGTCAAGCAGGTGTCCTTGTAGCCCCTACCGGTCCATTCTGCAATAATCACAGCTTGGTAAGCCATGAGATATTTCTCATGGCCGATCCACATCTTTGTGGCTGGGTGATTGATCCAGCCCTTGCCCTTGCTAAGACCGGCGATAGTCTGCATGATCTGAAGCGTCTCGACCCGTTGCTTACCGAGCCGCTGACGGTCCAGCACTCGGGCACAAAGGATGAAGTTATCGCTGGGTAGAAAAGTCTGCATGGTGGTCTCCTTCAGTCGTAGAGCTTAAGCGCTCTTTCACAGGCGGCGTCAAATACTTCGCCGTCATAGAATTCCCCGTCTGGGTTGGCGAGAGCTTCGACTATAACACGAGGAAGGACAAGTGTGACAAGATCTTGTGATTCTGCCTGTGTGAGTTCTCGTGCTGACATAATATGTTCCTCAGACGTTGAATTGATTACTGTAGATCAGATGCTGCACGCTATCTTCGTGCATCCGTTTTGCCTCAGTGGGAGAACCTTCCACTGGATAGAACAGTACTCCTCGATCTGTCAATCTCTTCCAGAAGAATGCATCGGCGCAGAGCCACACATGGGGTTCGTCCGACCATCCACCGGCCTCAAAGAAGAGATGGCGTTCATGCATCACAGAGTTGTGGTCAACGACAGAAAAAGCATTATTCAAAATGCCATAAGTAGGCCGCTGTCCTATAAGCTGATCATCTGCCGATAACAGATCTTGGCTACCGTACACAATCTCAATGTCCGAGCTTTCCAGATAACTGACCATACGTTCAAATCTATCCGGGTAATAGTAATCGTCGTCCGTTAGATACGTGATGTAGTCACCCGTAGAAATTGCGCTTACCCCGTAGTTGATCAGTGTCGCATACCGAGCAGTGGCGTAACGGCGAGCATCTGATATGTGAGAATAGTAGATCTTGATCTTGGGGTTATTCTCGTATTCAGAAAGTATGTTACGTATCTCGGGATCAGGGGAGTTGTCCTCAAGAATGATCAATTCCCAGTCGGTGTAGGTCTGGGCTATGACTGAGTCAATACATTGTTTGAGCCACTTGGGCTTGTTGTAAACCGTCAATATTACGCTGATTTTCCCGCCCATTTAAAGTTTCCTCAAAAGGGCATATAGATCACAAGAATCCTCATTGATTTCAAAGAGGCGTACTGCCACATCTAGGCCAGACACGCAAGAGATAAAGTCAGACTCAGATACATTCTGATAATACTCAGTCTCGTGCTCTTCTAGAAGATGGCCGTCGATGGCAGAGTGCCTAGAACGCCCATCAGTAGCACAAGTAATAAGTACCCAACCACCGTTCTTAGTGGCAGAAACCATGTTCTGAACAATACCTCGCCAGTTCTCTGAATGTTCCAGAACTTCAGTGGAGATACAGATATCGAACTTATCGATTAGACCGAGGTTATACACCGCATCATAGTCTGAAAAATCAACGACATATGCAACGCCTTCATCATCAATGATGTCAGAGATGAATAGTGTCGAGTCCTGTAAAAAGGAGTGTATAGAACCATTGATATCCCTACCGCCGACATCGAGCACGACTGAGTGTCCAGTGGACGACTCGCTGTTTATGACACTTATAGCTTTTCCACAGAAGCTATGGGCTTCATCATGCATTAAATCTATCCTTACGTCGGTTAGTCCGGCAGGGTGGGATTGAACCACCGTGTACCAACTACGGTTTCAACACTGTATAAGAGTGAGCCGATACTGCCGGGTGGTGCCTCTCCTCGGACTTGAACCGAGAACCTTGTGATTAAAAGTCACCTGCGCTAACCGTTTGCGCCAGAGAGGCGTGACTTTTTATAGTTTTTACTATGAATTGAATTTGCATTAGTACAAGAAAAACATCGGCATCCTAGCCAGTACTTTTGAGGAGTTCCACATTCTTTCTGACTTTTATGTTTCTCAACATGACATTTTTTACATAAAAGTTGACATTTAGATAATTCTTCTAAAAATTTACTTTCGGAAGCAGACCACATTTTTCCGATAGTAAATGTTTTGGTGTCTGGATCAATGTGATCAAACTCTAATGAATCGGAACTATCACATATATAACAAGAATTACCAAATAAATTTTTAGCGTCAGACATACGCTTATGGTATTTCTCACGCATATAGGATTTCATGTAGTTGTTGTATTCTTGTTTATTTTTAAAAGTCATGGGATTAAGAATACCGTACTCTACCAACTGAGTTACGCTCCCCTCGGTGCGGGTAGTGGGACTTGAACCCACAAGTCCGAAGACGGGAGATTTTAAGTCTCCTGCGTATGCCTATTTCGCCATACCCGCTAGGGCCGTCCATAAGTGTAGTTGGACGGCTGACGAACTTCAGAGTTACTGAAGGTCCAGCATTCGCCACTATCTTTAAGAAAGCAGACCCATGAAAGGTCCCAGTCAGGGCCGTAGTCGATGAGGACTACGGCCCATGCTGGACCTTTGGGAGTGTCAAGCGGTTGGGGCGGGTTCAGCTGTAGCATCATAAGGAGGCTGACCGGCGTCGGACCATTCCCAAGAAACATCTGAGTCGAAAGGCTTAGCCTCAAAGATGGTGAAAGGATGGTGGTCTGATCGAACTTCGGAAGCAATGACCCACTTATCGTGGATGTCATACTCTCGAACTGCCCAGTCGTCAGGCACGTCAGTAAGACGGATGAGAACTGATTCTCCGTCAGATACCAGTGGGTTAATGATTAGGGTGTCCATCTATCGCTCCTACGTTGGTTTCCTTCTCGCCCGACTCGCCGGGTGAGTTCTCGGGAGATTAGATTAGCGCATCGCTCCCTATTCTCCATAGTCACTTGCAGCATTTTTCGCTTAGCCCGTGCTACCAAGTAAGCATCTCGTGCTGCAATTACGTTTTCGTTTACATCACGCTCAGCCCGGGCTTCAGTGACCTTTTTACCCGTAAGCATGATTACAGCCTCTTGAGTTTTAAGATGCGCTTCGGCGTCGGCTTCGTCAATCTCCGCCTGAGCGACCTGTGTGGCAAAAAAGTTCTGCCAAGCAAGCTGCTTCGAGAAATGCTCCATGAGGAGAGCATCCGATACGTCGGTGATATCCCACGGTAGCTCCGGGACTTCATATTCAGGCTTAGGGTCGAACAACTCGGCGTCGTTTAGCTGCGTCTGCTTTTTTGATTCGGATGATGGATTTGGTCTCGATATCTTTCGAACTTCCATTAGCTTCTCCCCAACAGGTTTTACGATATTCACACGATGAACAGGTCTTCTTCTCTGGATCAGCCCATGAAGGGCGTTCCATTTCAGTCCCGTTAGTTACATGATTGGCGATCTCTGCTGCGAGATCGAGCCTGTCCTGAACGAACTCAGGATTGTAGCTTATGACGAACTCTTTTACTTCCTGAGTTGGCTTCCACTCGTAGATGTAGATGATCTTATCGACATTCAGATCGGGATACGCCTTCTTAGCAAGATGTAAATATATCTGACCCTGTCGAATGTGTGAAGAGAAAGGACGCTGGATCTGGAACCAGAGTTCTTCAATTGTCCAGTTCTCTTGTTGAGATTTCTCAAATAGTGTCTGCGCCTCAAACCGAAGACTACCGTAACCAATAGTCTTGATCTCGATCATGTAGTTGTCATCGCCCATTTTGACGATGCCGTCACTATGACCAGCGATCATAAGGTCTTCATCTACAAGCGATACTTCCTTGTAGACAACCTTACGGCTCAAGCATGAAGGACAATGCTCAGGAGCATACCCTTCCCATTGATTGAGGCATTCCTTACACCGCCACTTACCGAAGAGAATGCCCATCTCCTGAAGCCAGCGCTGATACTTAGCATGGACACTATGACCATAATCGAAGACGTTCTCCAGCTTGAAAGAGGGAGCACGCTTTTTGTAGTTGGCAGGCACCTCTGTCAAACGATAGAAGTCATGACGAGGGCACCACGATACCTTAGCCATCTCGGATGGATGAAGGATATCTGAGCGCCTATCAGACGGCTCTTGAGCCTTCTTAAGAACGTGCCGTTCTATCTGCGGGAGCAGTATCTCTCGACGCTTATAGGTGTCTTTGAAGTTCTTAAGATTCGGGTTTTCCATCGATTAGCTCCATGAAGTCAAACTCTTCGAGCATGACATATCTACGATTATCAAGTTCAATATGGAAGACGGGAGTTCGTCCTTCTTGCCATGAGATCTTACGTACTGAGTCTAAGTCAGAAGCCTTGATTGTAATCTGCTTCTTGTCCGTGCGTTTCATCTCCCATAGGAAGCCTTCTCGGCCTCCGGACCGCACGTCGTGTTTCCTCTGCCACCCGTTTCCAGAACCAGCGTTCCGACTGCCCCCAGTAGCCTTCGCTACCCGCTTTTCTTGGGCTTGGGAACGCTTCATCTGCTCGGACATTCACTTTTCCTCTTTACGCTTTGTAGAGACGATATTTTTGAAACGATGCTTGAGTACTTCTACTTCCAGCTTCTGCTGAGACAAGCCCTGCTTTAGTTCAGCGTAGAGATGTATTGTCTCTTTGCGGATGCTCGTAAGCTCATCTCGAATGAGCTTGAGTACGAGAAGAAAGCTGATGTAGGAAAAAACGGCTATCAGGATAATGACTGAAGCGATGAGCATTGGAGACTCCTTAAGACAGGGGTGTCTATCCTACACTCGTCTAGGAGGCGGAGTCCAGTCTGGTAGGTCATTCCAGTCAGTCTCTTCAAAGTGCATTAGACACATGATGTTCCATACCAACTGCGCCCAATGATCTTCATCTTTATCCCCCCGCTTAGCGGCTTGAAGATGTCGCTCAGCAGAGGCTAAAAATCTAGTACAAGGGATTCCCTGTGCCCAGTTATTATCGCCATACAACTTGCCGCCACGATAGTACACCATGGCCAGACGGCGAAGAGGCTCAGGGGGAATCAGGTCATACCGTGGCTTACCTCGATTGGTATCCCGAATAGCCCCGGATTCAAACTTCTCCGGCTCTCCGGTCTTAATCGTTGTGTACTCACTCATATAAGAAGTGCTCCGTGGTAACGGAAGTCATCCTTTACGGCCAGAAGATGCGCTTGAACATAAGGGATGCCTTCGTACATTTGAATATCTGAAAGTTTCACAACTTGAAAGCGGCAGACGCATTCTGGCTCGATGTACCGACGCATCTCAGCTTCAGTGTAGTAGCGGAAACTTCTACTATTCCAGAAGGATACATGAGTAGGATCACACCATGCCCCAGCCCCGTCTGTGCTAGGTACGAGAATATCGATCACACCACCGTGCTTGAGAACACGCCATGCTTCATTCATAGCATGGATGGGGTTTTTGAGATGCTCAAGGATGTCGTGTGCCCGAAGAAGACCTACGGAATTATCCTTGAGCTTCCACGGCTCATTAAGATCGCCGACAATGTCTGCATTGTGACGATCATAGGTCTCATAGCCTTCAGGAGAGTCAATAGCTCCACCAAGATCAATGATACGGAGTTTGTTCTCCCTAGACCATTTCTCCTGCATTGGGAAAAAGTACTTGTCGTAGTTGTCCCACATGGTGTCTTGAATCTCTTGAGTGACCTGTAGCCAAGTATTCTCACCATGAACACGGTAAATGTATAGAGGCTTGTTGATGTGCTTAACAGTGCCCTCTAAGTAGCTACGTGCAACAAGATCATGATCATCAGAGATCTTCATCTCCGAGTGGCCACCGATGCGCTCATAGAACTCACGCTTCCATGCTCGGACATGGTTAGGTGCAAACCAAATACGCCCAAGGTTAGAAGGGTATGGCTCTGGAGAAATGGCCTCCCATAGCATATGACCCTTGTATTCAGACTGACGCCATTCCCACCCGTAACCTTCTCCCCAAAGGTAAGGTTCCCAGTTCTGGTTGACCTGATAGCAGTTGCTATAAACAAAGTCTTCAGTGCACTTGCTGATCTCCTCAAGACAATCAGGAGTCAACTCGTCATCATGATCAAACTCAACGAGATAGTCGCCAGTGCACTTATAGCAAGCCAGCCGCTTCAGAGTGCCGACCTTACCGGTTTCCTGTGTATAGAAAACCTTTACACGAGAATCGTTGAAGTTAGGGATTCGCACAGAGCCATTGGCAAGGATTACCCATTCCCAGTCTTCGTAGGTCTGAGCTTTGAGCGACTCGTAAGCCTGTCGAAGATAGATATCTCTATGGGTAGGAGTAAATACGCTGATCATGTCAAGCCTCCTCAGATCCCACTGGTCAGTACGTCCATTACTTCAGATTTCATGGCCGTGGCTAGGTCGACTTCCTCACGGAGCGAGGCAAGGACGGCCTCTTTGCCTTGCCAGCGCTGCCCTTTGTATTCGTAATACGCCCCCCGGCGTGTTACGAGGTCGTTAGCCACGGCCAAACCAAAGATTTCCTTCGTCGTGTCGTAGTCTCCCTTATGGAAGGGAAGTCTATCGTCGAAGTAGAAATCCACTACACCTTGCCGCTGCGGGGGAGCGGTCTTGTTCTTAAGTGTACGAGCTTTGATAGCTAGTCCCACCTTCTTCTTATCAGCTTCAATCCATTCATCACGGGCTACTTCGACCCGAGTGAAGTAATGGAAGTTCTTAGCTTTACCACCGGGGGTGGTTCGGGGGTCACCGTAAACGATGCCGATCTTTTCACGCCACTGATTGATAATCAGTCCAAGACAGTTTCGGTCCTCTTCTACCAGTGACCGCTTTTGAGCCTTAGAAGACTTACGCATGAACTTACCCGTAAGGCGAGCGCCGAGTCCGACAGCGAACTGCTCCATGGTCTTCTCATCTTCCTCACCGGGTACAAGCGCTGGAAGTGAGTCGATTACTACAGCATCGACAGCACGAGCGTCGAGGGTATCGATGACGATCTGATACGCCTCTTCCATTACGTTTGTCGTAGCAAGAGTGATCCGGCTCAGGTCTACCCCAAGGGCCGACGCCCAGTCGGGTACAAACTCCTCGGAAGCTACCCACAGGCACTGGTAGTCAGGGTTAAGCGCTTGGTTAGCAGCAATGGTCTTGAGCACCATAACTGTCTTGCCGTTGGATTCATTACCGATCAGTTCATTCCACTGATTAAGAGGCCAACCACCACCGAGCATAACGTCAAACGCTACAGAGCCGGTAGTACAGCGGGGAATAACCACGCTGTTGAGTTCATCTCCCTTGACGAGAGTATCTCGACCATACTGCTTGTTTACCCGTGCGATGATTTCTTCGATTGTTGTAGACATTTCTACCTTTACATACTTTGCCAAGTAGACGGATCACCTTGGATGAACATTCCGTTGTACCCACAGTCATAGCACATGGGAGCAGGTGCTGGGCCTCTAGACGGACCATTTGTGCGAGAGAAGTAGTGACCTCCACCGCATTGCGGGCAAGGTTGAGTCTCTGTGCGAGCAGCAGGGCCACCTTGCCATGTCATAGCCGCCTCAAAGAGGTTATCGACAGTCACCTGCGGATGCTGCGGGGACTGTTGATATTGAGGCTGTTGAGGAGCCTGCTGCGGGTATTGAGGAGCCTGCTGCTGATACTGAGGGTTGGGATACTGTGGCTGCGGATAGATAGGCGTCTGGCGTTGCTGAGGTTGTTCACCCAGACGACGTGCCCACCAACCAGAATCACTAGACATTATTTAGCCTCCGACCATTTTCTACCAATTCCCGAATCTGCCGTCAAGGGCACCGGGCCAAGTACAGGTTGACCATTATAGGTCACGCTTTCCATAGCCTCAATGACGATGGTCTGTGCTTCTTCGACAGAGTTTTCGGGAGCTTGCACAATGATCTCATCATGAACATTGAGCAGGATATCGATATCGGTATCCTTTGACCGTTCGTAAAGATTGATCATAGCAAGTTTCATTACGTTTGCAGCAAATCCCTGAACAATACTATTGATAACCTGCCGCTCGGCCCTAGCTCGATCCTTGATCTCAATTGCATAAAGGTCTGAAAGCCTACGGCGACGACCGAAGGGTGGTACATCGGCAAACGGGATCTTATCTCCGTTTCTACTACCGGTCTTTCTAGCTTTGAGGATCATATTGTCCTTCCATGAGGACAGGCCCGAGAAGCGTTCGAAGTATCGGGAAATGAATTCCTGAGCTTCGTCCATGGAACAATCAGCTACGGTGGCAATCTTCTGGGGACCCGCTCCATACAGGGTGCCGAAGTTCTGAGTCTTGCCTACTTGACGCTGATCCTTTGTTACCTCATCAAGAGGTATCCCAAGCATCGCTGATGCCGCTTCTGCGTGGATGTCGAGGTTGTCTTGAAAGACTCTAACCATTTCAATATCGTTGGAAAGATACGCAGCACAGCGAAGTTCGACCTGATCGTAGTCAGCTACAACCAGTAGACATCCATCGTCCGCTGTAAAGGCGTCACGGATGAGGTCCCCTCGGGGAATCTGCTGGAGGTTTGGGTTGGCGCTGGACAGTCGACCGGTAACCGTACGGTGCTGATTGAAGGATGTGTGCAGTCGACCCTTGACCAGCTTGTCCGTAAGACCATCAATAAACGTACTGATGACCTTGTCACATTCAGCCCACTCCAGCATCATCTGGGCCAATTCGTTCTCTTGAGCGTAGTGCTCAAGAGTGGCCTGATTAAGCTGAGGGGCATTGGTCTTAGCAGTGAAGGTAAGGGGCTTTAGTCCCTGACCGCCCTCCTTCTTAGGACCGAAGAGATATTTACGCTTCATAGAAGGATTGGAGATGGGGAACTGCTCCCCGCAGATGCTCCAGATACGCCCAGCAGTGGCTGCACGTTCTTGCTCAAGCTCTTCACCTCGGCGTTTGAGAAGGTCTGTATCGATCCGAATACCGGTCAGTTCCATATCCATAAGTACTGGATACAGTTCCATTTCCAGATTGAAAGTGTTGACAAGATCCGGTTCCGCCTTGAGCAGCTTGATGTGCTCTCGGTAGTAAAGAAGCGTATACCACACATCTTTAGCGAGGTATTGAGCGACTTCGTCTATCGGCTGCTCATTGACACCGATCTTGCCCAAATTGGGATAAAACTTCTTACGGACCTCAGGATTTGGAGGAACTCGCAACCAGTCCATGACCAGACTCTTGAGGTCATAACGATCAAGGTTCTCGTCAAGGACATGAGTGAGAAGGATGGTGTCTACATAGGGTCCCGGAGGAATCCACCCACTGTAATACTTAGCGATTGATTCAAGATCAAACTTGAGGTTATGACCAATCTTCGTGCGCTCACTGAAGAACAATGGTTCAAGAGTAGCGAACACAGCATCCTGACGAAGCTGCGGTCCCGGGTCAGCGAATGTTGCCGGAACCGTAAATGGCTTCTTCAGATTGCTGAGGGAACCGTTCTTAAGAACCTTGCGTTCCTCGTCAGGGGGGATGCGCTTCTCAGTGTAGGCAGGTGTAAGTAGCACACCTTTAGGATGACCCATTGGGATAAGCACTACTCGGTCAGGCACAGCAAGGCCGATCCAAGAGATCTCATTGACCTTTGGGTGAGCGAAGTTGGTCTCAACGTCTACAACGAACTCATCAAAAGATGAGACGTGGGCAACAGCCTCATCAAGCTGTTCTTGTGTACGGATGACAAAGGGGGAAGGCCGAAGCCCTCCCCCTCCAACGCTGTTAGCGGACATCAGTCGTAGCTGCTGATTTCCTGAGCGATCTCGTCAAGCTCAGACTTCTTAGGGATCTGAATGATTGACGGGTCATACTTACCGGCTGCTCGGATCTGAGCAGGAGTGGGCGGGGTGATGTCGTAGTCCTCCCGAAGAGCGTTCTCACGCACAGGAATGACGTTCATCTGAGTGTTCTGCTTCACGCCGGTCTTGCTAACGGCGAAGTAGCCCTTTGAGAGCGGGCCAATCTTCGGATCGTTGGCGTAAGCCTTGAGCACGTTGAACAGACGGGCACCGACATCCCATGACTTCAGGACGACCTGACCGTCATCGCCGACAAGAGCGACGTTGAAGGCAGAGACAGCCTGCGGGCGATCTGCGATAGCGCAGAGAGGGCAGGTCTTGCCCAGCGTCTCAAGGCAGGTGTACGCACGCTTCGACGGACCGTTAGCAGTCATGCGGTCGATCCAATGGCGACGGTAGTTGGCGTAGGGCTGATCATCAATGAACTTGATGATCTGAAGGTTGGTATCAAGACGGAGGGCCTGAGCGTAATCGGAGGATGCCTCCATGACACGCTGGCCAGCAGTCCAGCCACTACCGATGGTGAGTTGTTCGGTGTCCTCGTCTTCAGAAACAGCAGGTGCCGAAACAGGGGTGTCTTCCTCAACATCAGGTCGACGGTTCATGGTCTTAGGACGTGGAGTGATCTCTTCGTCTTCGTAATCTTCGTAACTCATTGCGCTTCCTTCTGGATTAGTGTTTTGTAAAGTTCGAGAACCCGCAGAGCGAACTTCTCGGTGGGTGGCTTCCCATTGAGGATTACTCCTTCCTCAGTGGCGATGGCAAGGATACCGAGAATCTGATCCCGTGTCCACAACCGTCGCCCCTTTCGGACTACATTGGGAAGTGAATCTCCCTTTGGTTTGGGAGAACTGTAGGGAGTGCGAGGAAGTAATCCACGCTTTTCCCACGAGCGGATGGTCACTATAGACCGTCCGAGTGCTGCTGACAAGTGCGAGATGGTAAAAAATTCCATCGGAGCACCGTTGACCGTGTAGGTCGTAGGTTTTTCGTCCCAACCTTGGTCTGTCTTATCAGTAACTGGAGTCAGATCTCGGTTAACAGGCTTCCGCTTACCGGGCCAATTCAGGTCAGAAAATCTATCAAGAATAGGGTCTGCTGTGTTCATTGTTCCAAGAACCTAGTTATCTTCTCGTAGAGATCGAAGACATCAAGTTGAATATTCTGCGGGGCCGGATAGCTGCGGAGAACGTGCTGAAGCAATAGAAGTTCCTCGGGTGAGAACTTAATCGAAGACTTTGGCTTGTGCAAGGAAATCACCCGAATCAATTTCCCTTGAGAAGAATAAAGGCAAAGGATTCTTTCTCAGTGTACAGGGCCTTGACCTCTGCATCAGGAATCAGACCGGCGAAATTCGCAGCGAGTAGCCCGTCTTCATTGATCACTGTGATGGTCTCTAGGCACTCATTTTCCAAGCCGTACTTCTTGATCAGTTCAAGGGCAGCTTCCTCATCAAAAGCCTGACTGGTGCGACACTCTCGCTTAATGCCTTGAACCTCATCGTCTGGCTCTTCAAGCCAGTAATACGAGCTACCTCTATCGTCCTTCTCGCCTTTTCGCTCAAGAAATGACAGTAAATCCTTTTTCAGAATCTCAGAGTTCTTATCAAATTTCTCTTTGGCTCGACGAAACTGTAGGTACTGATGAATGGCCTCTTCGGGACCGTGGTCTGAGACGCTGATGGCAAACGACATTTCTATCCTTTTCAGTTATTTAACAAGAACTCTCGAAGACTTGACAGATCTAGCGCCAATTGCCCCTTTTCGTCAAATTGCCCATCAAGAAATGCTTCACTGATCTTGCGCTTCTGGATCAGCATCTCGTGCTGGCGTTCCTCAATAGTGTTATGAGAGAACATCGAGTTTATCACAATGGATTCGTGCTTGGATGAGGTTCGATCGATTCTAGCAACTCGTTGAGCAAAAGAACCTGCTGACCATGGAAGATCATAGCTAATTAGATGCGTACCGGCATCTAGGTTTACACCATATGCCCCGGCATCGCTTGACAGGAAAACCCGACAAGTATAGTCGGAATTGAACTTCACAATACGCTCATCTCTAACTGCTGCTGGGATACCGCCAGAGATAAGGGTATGACCGTACTTCTTTGCTTTAAGTTCTACCGAGATCAAATCAAGCATCGCCTTAAAGCCTGAGAAGATCACAACTTTGTTTAAGTTATCCTCTGAAAGGATCTCATTAACTGTATCCATAAGTGCTATCAGCTTGTTTGAGGTATCTGGTGCTTTTGCCAGACGACCCGACTGATTGAGTTCTGACACATACTGAGAACCACCAGCACTATCAGGATCATCAAAGTCAGCGGCGCTCTTGAACAGCAATGCGGGATGATCGCATAGAAGACGCATAGCTGTGACCCTAGACATAATTAGCCCTTTAAAAGGGTTGCCGTCGGAATCGTCTCCTCGACCATAGTTAGCCATTAGATCGAACCCGCCCATACCGGCAGCTAGAGCCATATCAATCAGATCAAGGAGACTTAGTTTCATCTCGTTGTATAGCTCTTGACTCCACGAGTCCAGCTTGACCGGTGTGTCCATTGTCATAAGTTTAGGAAGAAACTCGGCAATATCCGCCCGATTCTTGCGGAACATACACTGCGACATGGATTCTTTAAGAGTGTTCAAGTTTTTGTAAAACTTAGGACGACCCCAACTGTCTCGTTGGATGAAAGTCTTATCAAACCTATGGAACGTACCAAGAACACTGGAATCTACAAACTCCATGATGCTGAACAACTCTTCCGGTCGGTTCTCTACAGGTTGACCTGACATACCTATCCTGTATTCGGTATGTGTTCCAATCGCTTTTAAATTGCGAGACTTCTTTGCCTTGAAACTCTTGATATTTGTTACTTCATCAGCAATGACAAAGTCGATTGGGAGATATTCCTTGATGAATTCCCAATCATGGATCAGAGCTTCATAGTTCAATACCGTATAACGGTACTTGTGAGCATTACGGTACTGAGCGGCGCGTACTTTCTTGTCTCCATCAATGACGGTTGCGGAGGCGCAAGACCAGTATTCGATTTCACGCTTCCATTGAAACTTTGTAGAGTTCTGTACAAATACAGACCCTGCCGTAACTTTGTTCTCCGAAGCAAGCCGCTCCACCACTTCGATAGCCGTACGAGTCTTACCGGACCCCATAGTCATGGCTAGAAGCAGGCTCCCTCGTGAGAGGGCCTGCTGAACAGCTTCTTCTTGATATGGGCGAAGTGGTGGAAGGCTCATGCCCAGACTCGGGTCACAAAAATACAGGGATCAAAACCCTCTTCCCATTCCTGCTCTTCTTCCTCAGTCATCTCAACCACGTCATGCGTAGAGCACACGACATCAGTACACCACTTACGAGCGATCCCATAATTGAGCCACTCAACAAACTCATCAACCTTTTCAGCTTCCATTATTCCTCACAAAGTAGTTATGTCGATTAGGACGCTTCGTTGCCATGTTCGAAGTAGGATTTCATCGGATTCGATGTCTCCCGGGTCTTTAGCGTCAAGCCCGAGATACTCAAAATCAAACACAACGCAACCACGCTTACTGAGATTTCTATGAAGAATGTCATTTGCTTTCTTTCCGGGTGAGTCATTATCCATTGCCGCTATTACATACCTGAAGTTTCTAGCGAGAAGCTCCAATTGAGAACTACTGATGGAGGCACCAAACGTCGATACAGCCGGTACCCCAACCGAATGGAACCGTACGGCATCAAGAGGGGATTCCACCACGGTTATGCGATCTTGATTTCTGAACAGATGAAAACCGAACATGGTGATGGACTTCTCCATACCGGCCGGATGGTTGATCACCGCACCCTTCTGCCGGAACTGGAATCCCATGAGAACACCGTTGGGGTTTCTGATCGGAATCACCCATACCTTGTTCGTCGAGTCCCATCTAATGCCGAAGAAATCAATAGAGTCTCTGGTTAGATGACGCCGTTCAATAAGTGGATCAGGAAGATCAGCGTAATTCTGTAACACCCACTCATCCACCTTAGGGCCATCGGGTTTTGCTACTGGTAACGGCTTGTCCAAGGATGCCCGCAAGGACTGCTTGGAAAGCTCCCATTCCAAGTCCTCGGGAACGGTTCCCATGAGGTCTCGGTAAAGGGACGTGAGCGTCCCTGCGTATCCACAAGAGAAGCAGTGATGGACGTAGGTTTTGGTATTGATCGACCACGACGGGTGTCGATCTTCCTTACCCGTACGTGCAACGTGCAACGGACAACGCCCCTGTAGTTCATCCCCGTACTCCCTTATGATCTCTACACCAATACCGTGAAGGATTACTTCAAGATCAAGCTGCACCTTCATCCTCCGATTCCCAATGACTTCTAAGTGATGACGGCTTAGGGGCGCTACTAGAGGCGATTGGCATAGCCATGTTCACCATCTGCTCGTAGTCGTCATCCTTGATTTCTTCAATGATTCCGTTGTTCCAGTCAAACCGAACGTGGGCCTCCCCTTTCGGACTGGAGCGAGAAGCGATGACCTTGAATTTAGACACACCTTGAAGCTGCTCGTGAGGTTCTACACCAAAGACGATATCTGAGTCCTGAGCGAATGATGACGAGTAACCGATGGACTCCATCTTCAGGCCACCTTTGGAACGGTAAAGCATTGCCTGAGTGGAGATCACGATCGGGATGCGAAGGGTCTGTGCCAGCCGCTTGAAACCTCGGGTAATGCTAGTGAGGGCCTGCGGTGTTCCTTTGTCATTACCGGCCTCGTCGTCCATGAGGTAGACACCATCGATGATCACCAGAGTTGGCTGGTACTGCTGAATCTTTGCCTGAACACCTGAAACGGTGATTGCACTGGATACATCGCTGGTGATGGTAAACCCCTGCATATCCTTTCGAAGAGTGAGGGCCATTCGTATTTTCTTCTCTTCTACAGGAGTGAACGTACCGGTGAGAATCTTTGTGAGACCAACGCCAGAGATAAGAGAGACCAGTCGGTCTTCCTGTTCCTCAGTACCCATCTCGAAGGTGACGAAGAGAACAGAGTTGCCATTTCGATGAGCGTTGAATGCCAACTTGAGCAAGAGGCTTGACTTACCAGCCTTCGGCGTACCCACCATTGTGATCAACTGTTCCTTCTGAAGACCTCCGGTCAGCTTGTCGATACCATCAAGCCCAGTCGTGATGCCCCGAAGATATCCGGGATTGTCCCGACGCTCCTTTAGACGATCGATAATGCGTTCGTGTGAAAGGAAGAAGTCTGTATCCCTACCCTGAGATATTTCATGAGCAGATTTGGTCAGGCCGTCTCGGAGAATGAACTCAAGCTCATCTCCGATGTGAGGGCCTTCCTCATCATTAACTCGCTGGATGTATTCCTGAACTACTGTGGTGAGGATGACCTTCTTACGGTCCTGCTTAAGTTGGTTCAGATAGTACGAAGCCGGTTCGGGGTACTTATTGAAATCGTAAGTGGGGTAAGCCTTATGGATCACGTCCTCAGACGGAGGCTTACCGTACTTCTTGTAATGATCAAGAACCATTTCCCATATCTGACAATGGCGTTCGTCAGTGAAGAACTGGCTATTGATCTTTGATTCGATGAAAGGAAGAAGCTCCCCTTCAAGAACGATCTTTGAGAGACAAGCGTTCTGTGTATCCACTAGAACCCCTGTTCGATCTTCGCCATCTGCCTTTGGGCCTGCTTGATGGCACCCGGATCTTTGGAACCGCTGACGGTCACTTTCTTGCCGGTGATGGGCCACAAGAGGATGAGATGATGGTTACTACTAATCCTAATCTCTTCCCAGCCCCTGCTTTTTGCAGATTTGAGCAGCTTTAGCCAGTCACTGCCCATGTTCCTACTTTTCATCAGAAATACCCTCCAAACTGAGTCTCGTAAGCACGAATTCCGTAATGATCAAGTCGATCAGGAACCGAGTCGATCACATGATGGACATTGGGACGCCATGATAGGGATTCGCAGAACATTTCAAAATCCGAATACTCACATGATGAGACTCGGACCTCGTACTTATCCAACCAGTCCGCCGCCATGTCTCCAACTTCAGGAGATAGGAACGTCACTACATCAATCGGAGTGTTCATCCGGTAAGCCTTGTCATTGATTATCTTGATGGCGTGCTTGCTCCATCCCCAGTTATCCGCAGACACCCATTCGGTTTCCTTGTTACGACCAAGGAGTCCCGACCTATGAACTTCAGGAGGGGGAACCTGAGCGAGGATACCTTCTAGCACCACCACAATTCGGTTGTCCATCCATGCTTCCAAGTCTCCGTTTTCCACGTCACTCCTTCGAATCGACTCTAATGATCAAGCTGTTGCGTTCAACAACGGACGTAAGTCCGGGTGCTGCGTTTTCCCACTGAAGCGATTGACTTGCCACGATGGTTGGCAAAGACTTTGCCTCACGAAGGCGTAACAGATTTTCAACTTCGTAGTACTGCATTGGGGTGTACCCCCTACAGGCATCATCGAGGAACAAGAACGGAGCTTCTTTCAGATCCCAGAACGCTCGTTCCCATGCCACATAGTCCGCCCACAGAGCATCGTCTCGGGAAAACTTCTGAGTCATTTCTTCGAGTCGCCACAGGTTCCGAAGGTCGGCGAGGAAGTCGTGCTCGGTCCAATAGATCATCTCAAGGGGCGAGACCTTAGCAAGTTCTCGGAGAATCGCAATACCGGTTACCGTTTTTCCTGTTCCAGCAAATCCCAGAAGCAGGATTCCGCCCCCGTTTTCCCACGCTGCACTGAGGAGATATTCCTGCACCATGAAGTTCTCAGACAGGTTGACCGGGTACGAATAGGGCACAGGGGAGCCGGGAGAGAACTGTCCTTCAGGGGAGCGGATCATCGACGGATCTTCTTTCGCCAGTTCTCAAGTTCGGTCTGCTGATCAGCAGGTACTTCCTTCGTCGACATTCGTGCGGACGTTGCGATGGATGCCCGGTTATTCCAGAAATCCTTCCAAAGCTCATTCCCCTTCGGATTGATTCGGCCAGCAAGAACCATTCGGAAGAACGTCTTGAACATCTCGATGATCTGTTCCTCGGAATGGGTTCCCAGCAGGTCCTTCATGCGTGCGTAGAACGCCTGCTTGCTGCTCCACGGAACTGGCAGCATCGTCTTCACTTCCCGAGCCTGTGTCCACTGGGCGTAGAACTCATCCGCAAGATTCTTGACTGGTGAAGTTGGACGGACCTTCCCTTCATGAGAATCCTTCGGGACTAGGAATTCATCCACGGGAGGTTTCTTGGACCTAACCGGTTTTGCATCTTTCGGTACCGACCACTCATCTTCGTATTTCACATCAAGATCCTTCTTTGAGGTTAGAACCGAGTGCGACCCCGAAGGGGGCGTGCTCTGTGTAAACAGTTGGGTATTTTCTCCGGGTTTATTACATGGGTATGTATCGCGAAAGCCCAGCTCAGAGGGGGTGCCCACGATTCCATCTGAATCGTCGACGATTCCATCTGAATCGTTAAGGATTCCATCTGAATCGTTAACGATGCTGCTGGCATCCTTTGGTGCCTTCAGGAAGCGGATGTCCTCACGCTCCTTGTACCACTGGTAGGCGTTGTACATGACCCCTTCAGGCACTCCGTACCCCTTCACAGCGCCGTACAGGGGCGTTGCGGTACTCCCCTCCATATTGACCACCATGCGGCGCTTACGCAGCCCTACAAGGGCCTTCTTGAGCCTCCCAATGGTCATACCCATTTGTGCTGCCCACCACTCTTGACCGCCCATGGGGAACCAAGCGAAGGCCATGCCTTCTTCGTTGGTCTTCCCTCTTGCTGCCATGAACATGAAAACCTGAATCTCAGCAGCGTTCAGGTCATGATGGGCTGTCCATCCAAAGGCTATTGCCTTGGATAGATCAATTGTCCGATAATTCGGTTTCTCTGCCATGATTGTTCCATTCGAAAAGTACTATAAGTAATTGCACCGATTGCAAACTTATACTAATGTTTGCCTGTGACCTATTGCCATCTACACGATAAGAACACCCCGGTCACCGCTCGTTACACAAGTGAAAGAGCGGTGACCTTGGCGTTCAAAAGTAGTGGCAAGGTATTGAACATCTCCATGTCTAGACGAGATGCTCATGATCTCAAGAATGTACTGGAGATGTTCTTATCCTCAGACTGGGATGGTGGCCTTGTCGACCGGATTGACCGTGATTGATCCGTCAGGCTTAAGGATCATCAGGTAATACTTGTTATCGTCAACAACTGGCGGTTCCACGTACTCGATCGCAATGGGTGCCTCCTCAGAGAGGATCGCCTCAATGATGGACTCCTTCGACCGAATATCTCGTGGAACAAGGTTGAGACTGTTGGCAAGAACCTTAAGTTCGTTGAGCGTCAGTTCCTCTAGATCAGGACGATGGAATTTGAGGAACTCCTGCTCGTACTGTTCTTCGATGATCGTTTCCTCAATGACAATCGGTTCAGCCTCTTCAACAGTCAGATCTTCCTCAATGACGGGATCGTCTGAGCCTTCAAGAACGATCTGAACCATCTGACCGCCGAGTTCGTACACCGGAATATCCGCATCAGTAGCAGTGAAGATCACGTCCATGAGAAACTTATTTTCATCCAAGTTGTCGTCCATCACAAGAATGGCTGACTTCTCGTCAGGCTGAACCCGCTTCTTGCTGACTACGACGATTTTCTTAAGAAGATCATTGGTGACATGAATCTGCTGGGCAGCATCGTAGATCGCAGGAATCATGTCAGATGATTCCGCAATGATCTCGAAGTAAACCCCCATGTCGGTCAGGTACTGAACGATCGCAGTCACCGTTTTTGAGGGCTGGCTTTCGGCACAGAGAACCATCCAGAAGTCATCGTAACCATGGACCGAGGATGCAAGGCTCTCGATCGTAGCGAGTACTTCTTTCTTGTTGGCGTCGCCATTTCCAACGAGTGTGTACAACATCTAGTGCTCCTATCGTCGTCGCATGATTGCGTTCAGTGCCTCATCAGACTTAGCAATGAGGATGTTCTCCAAAAACTGTAGGAATGTGACCATTCCTGCCACGGCTAGAGGCATGAACCACTGACCTCCTGAATGCCATGGGAGAAGAACCATAGCAGACAGGGCCAAGGTTGCAAGCTGCCACAGCCAAGACGGCGCATTGACGAACACTTGAATGAAGCGAATGACAGAAAAGACCGTTAGGGCCATGAAAAGGTATTCCATGATTGTTCCGTTCAGTAAGGTACTAGTGTGAAGCTGAGATGCTTAAGCGACCCAGCGGAGGTCACCGTAGTGCCATTGACATTTGAGATGGGATAATAAGCATCACCGAGCCAGTTGTTCGGCGTGTAAGAACTTACCGCATCCCAGTGAACTACGATATTAGCTCCGGTAGGCATCCACTCATCAACAAGCCCCTCTTTGTATTTCGGATGCTCCCCATTGGCGTCAGTGAAAGTATCGGTTTGGTCCGGTCCTCCCATAAGACGGTTTCTAGTGTTGTCGTAGTTGTTGTACCACACTGAGAAATGTTGGTTAGCCAGATTTTTTACCCATCGAAAATCATTAACTAGACCATCATTTGAGTCACCATCGAAGTACTCATATTGACTCTCATGGGGATCTACTAAGACATCGTCTATCCAGACATCATTAGCTACCCAACTACCGGTTCCATCAGTTGGGTTCGAAATTTCTATTCGTAAAAGTGACTCAACTGTGAAATCGGTTCTAGGTATAAGCCCGGTGAATTTAGTAAATCCTCCAGTAGCCGATCCTCCAGAGATATGTACATATTCTGAGCGTAGATAGGCTTTGTCGTAATATGAGGAATCGAAATTTACTAATCCAAATCGGACATTCCCAGTACCAGAGATGTTGAAACTTACTGACATCCATTGACTATCGAACGGAAATAAGTTCGATTCAAGGACTATCACGTCTCCTTGAACGCTCTGTTGTAAATGAAGGCACTTCGTTCTAGACGTAGATGTGTTCAGGCCACCAGTAACCACTGCCATAGTAGAGTTGCTTCGCCATCCAAATGTCCCTCCCTCAAAAGAAGGATTGGCAATGTAATTGATCCGCTGAGGCTCCACCCAGATATGTAAAGCGTGAGCGTTTTCCCAAACCGGTGGAGATGGCTTTAGGTAAAGCAGACCAGCTTCAAAGTTATTCGTGTCAACAGTAATAGCAGTAGTGTTACTTACTCTAACTACGTGTGGGTGGCTACCAGCATTTGTGGATGCCTGTCCATAAACAGAACCATTGTGAACAATTGTTCGATCGCCTATGCCTTGGCTTGTGGCCCATATTATGGGATTGACAACACTTCCTATGGTTCCAATAAAATAGAATACCGCTACATAGACCGCATCTTGAGAATAGACATTTGGAGATGTAGGGTCGAATCGCCAGCCAGCTGGGACGACATTATCAACACTTGCATCCGTTCCATTGGATAAAACTAGTTGAAGATAATCAGTATCGCCATCTACTACCCTTTTAAGATAGATATCTGATGGGTACATAGTAATGGTCGCCGAAACAGGGACCCACTCTGGATGATTACTAAGCCCCGCCAGTGCCGTGTATGTTTTAAACGTATTGTTTGAAAGAGATGTTACCCGGGGAGAGCGAGCGTAGAGCTTGACCCCTACTTTTCTATTTGATGTCCAAAAACCTGTAGAGGCGTAATTCGACTTAAACCAATCAGTCACCATCAAGTTAGTAATATTGCTCATCAGTCCACTCCTATGATGTACTGCGATCCGATAGTCTCAGTACTAGAATTAAGAGTAATGTAGACATCGGTGTTCAAAACGTAATCTGCTGCCGAGTTGGTTTCAATATTAAACATACACGCTGAAATGCGCTTCTTATATGTTGAATTACTAAAATAGATATAAGGAACAGCATAAACGCTGTCCCTACCGACCACAGTGGAAATGGGTGCCTCGGAATCTACTGTGTATCTCGTCATATCAGTAGATATATTATCTATGACTGATTGGTTTCTACTGAGAAAATCTGTACTTATTACGAAATTGTCAGTATCGTTAAACCACATTACTCCTGCCGCCACTTGACAAGTATCAGGAAGTGTAGTTGTTGAAGCATAGAATGAGAATGTATAGACCTTACCCGACGTACACCTTACCCCATTAGTCTTTGGGTAGAACTGGGTAGATACTTCTTCGTGATTACGGCCAGTTACTGATCCCGTACCCAGTCCGCACGCAATGATCGTAGGTAATGAAGTATTGCTACCGATTTCCAGAATCATAGATCCTTGTCGTGGAACAAGCGAATATTGAGGATCATTAGGATCGGTAATTATAGGATAAGTAGTAGTTTTAAAAGCGTCAGGGCTGCGAGAGATCACCGCTTTGTTAGTATCTGTACCCCATCCATTAGGGGCAGCGCTAGTTACGAAAGTGCTGTACTTATCATGCAAATCTCCCCAAGATCCCGTCCCGCTAGCAAACTCGGCATCGTCAGTAAGATTGAGGATATTGATGCCTTCTAGAGACTTTGTTCTATATTTAGAAGCCGCCGAGATTAGCTTCTGAATACCGTAAGCACTTCCCCGCAAGTCGTACAGATTGCTAGCAGTCGACAATATTGCTCGGTATCGAATATCACCAAGACTGTCTTCCTTATGAACTCCGAAGTTCATTTCACCAAGGGCGTAGAGAAGATCGTCATGAACATAGTCTATGTTGTAGGTGTTTTCCACGCCTTCAGCAAGCGTCTTCGTATAATCAATCTCAAAGCCGATGGTATCAAGCAAACTTTTAAGAACACCCTGCTGTCCGGTTCCGTACGTGAACTCTTCATCTTTGTACTGATGGTACGGAGGAATCATGTCGTACATACGTTCGCCATGTCCATAATCGATCGGCGTCAAAGCATCGATCGATTTTATGGGAATCCAAATCTGATTTGTATCCGCAGCAGAATTAGTAGCAAAAACGAATAACGTATAGTAATACCAACGGCCTGAGGGGAGATTCCTATCGTAAATACCTTGAACGTCAAGTATTGGCCGCTTGTAGCTACCGTCAGGATACGTCTCAGTATCATTTATCTGAATGTAATTGATGACCTTTGTGTTGTCTCCGTACGGAATCAAGTCCTCATATGCAATATCAACAATCTTTTCACCATCAATAGGCGTGGACGGGTACCCAAACGCCGAACGGCAGATAGCAATTCTAGGCGTGAGATTTCTTTGTAAATCTCTACGTACTGCTAGATCGATTGTTGAATCGAAACCACAAAGTATACGAATGGTGTGGTAATCCCATGGTTCCGCATAGAACGTTGTTGTCTTTGCAATTGAGTCCAGAACAGTATCAAACGTGTTATACCGCAGGAAACCAGAGTTGGGAGTATAAACAGCGGCCCCAGCAGGAGCGGTACTTTCGGCTGTAGCAGTACCGGAAAGAGCATACTCAATCGTTGTAGAAGTAACAGAGATTACGGTGAACTGTCCATCGAAGGTGCTGCTTATACCTTCAACATGAATTGTATATCCGACTGCTATCTTATGACCTGAAGCAACGGTAATGGTTGCGGAAGTTGTTGTGGAGGAGTACTTAGTAATCAGATAACGTAGCGGGCGAACGCTATCGACATCTACCTCAAATCCGGTATCCCATGCCATCGCCTATCACAGTACCTTATGTACAAGTCCACCCGTAGCGGTAATCCAGCCGCTCGGATACACGATATCTATAAGTGGATTAATTCTAGGAATACGTTTAGCGTTATCAGCGTCAATAAGAGGGTCGTTTATATTTCCTACCACAGGACTTGTATAGCTTCCCGCTTCCGCTAACAATGTGATAGTAGCATAGTCAACGCCGTCAACCGAGAGTATCGATCGGTACACATCTCCAGCAGTTATACGCTTACCGAAATCAACGTTGTCATATTTGAACACATCTAAGATCGCCGTTTTTACAGCGTCCTGAACGCTTGCTCGGTTGTACAGAGGCAGTACGTTCAGACTGACCTTGATATCGGCATCAGTCCATTCAACGCCTTCTCCATAAACAACTGAACCTATGAGCTTCTTATCAGATAGATATGATTCCAAAGAAGTTATGAGAAGTTGAGTCTCAGGATCTGTTGTTTTCACATAAGGCGTTGCTGTGAGTACAGCACTAGTCCACTCAGTATCTAGATATGTTCCGGCTATAGTAAATCCGGGAGCACCCTTAACAAGTGCTGAAAGGCTTGTAATAGCCGCATCAATATTTGTAGTGGTAGCCGCCTCTACGGACGACAGCACTTTGAACTGCAACGTCGTAGCGCTCGGAGTATTGAGTATGACGTGTGTACCGTTGAAAGGGTTGGATGTAGCGTCATCGACATTTACGTTTATTAACTGACCGGGGGTGAAACCGTGACTCCTACTAGTAGTAAGAGTGGCAATAGGATCAGCAATGATGGTAGGGGAAACGCTTCCTGTTGAGTTAGCGCTAGTAACAGCGGTACCAGTTGTTACGTAACTGAATGTCGTAGTGGTTACAGCTGTAATGGTATACGTGCCATTGAATACCGTTGATGGTGCCGTTCCTGAAACTCCTGATACCGTGACTACGTCGCCTACTGCATATCCGTGGTTGGTAGTTCCAGTAGTAAGAGTGGCAGTAGTTACTCCACTAGTAACACTACTGGCCTTACGAGTTATGGTCATGACATTATGGGCTACAGGAGTATTAGGGCGAGCCACAGTTATGGTGGTACCACTTATGTTGGTTACCTGCATCTGCTCGCTGCCCAGCTCTATGCTTGTTCCAAGCGGCAGAGTCAAAATGGTAGAGCCTGATGGGACTGTAAAGGTAGAAGAACCGGACGATAAAGTCGCTGACAGTATGCCTTGGTTATTCTTGATAAAAGTTTTATAAATAAGGTTTAGAGGGTTAGTCGTCTTCCAGACTTTCGCTCCTACCGTTTGTTGACCATTTAAGGCTGTATATGAGTTGTCAATACCAGCTATAAGAACTTGTTGCCCCGGGGAAACCTGTATATCTGAACTTGTAGATATTGTCGCCACACCGCTGTTACTACGGATACCAGTAATAGTTCGTGTAATAGCTGCCGATGATTCAGCATTAGCGGCGATACGGACAAACACTGACGTGTAGTTTGATCCGTAAGCAATGGCCTTTGTTATTCCGGGAACCTGAAGAGCCAGTGTCACATAGTCTTCCAAAGAAACAGCTCGTTGGTTCAAAGCAGTGGTTCGGGGAATCGAATAACGCATAGAGTCAATTGACTCAACGTCAGATCCTCCAGCAGGAGCCTTACTGTTGGTGACAGTTATCCCTAACGTATTGGCATAATCATTGTTCAGAGAAACAATGCTATTTATAGTCAGGTCATTCGCAGCTGCTCCAACCCCGTATCGATAACTAGCATATATCTCTACGTTTGTCGGAGGTATCCGTCCTGAAGTCTTGTCACCAAAAAGAACGTGAGTGTAGTTATTGTCATCCACATAAGTGGAGAACGCTGATTGAGTAGGCGTAGCCAGTGAGATCTTATCGAGGCTATCCCATGTGATTACCTGACCGCCCTCCTTGGTGAAGATTTTCACCGTCCGGTCAATGACTCCAGCATTGCTGATAACAAACTCAGCATTAGGAATACCCTTGCTAGTTCCAATGAGATACGGGTTTATAGTAGTACCCTCAGAAGCAGTTGTCTGAACAGATAGGGAGAATGTAGTAGAACCGTCAGAAATTTGACGACCATTCTGAGTATCAAGGACAACAGCTGTATCGGTTTCGAACGTTACGACACTACCATCGGCTAATGGCGAACTAGATACCACAGTACCCTTTGGTATCACTACCGTATTTCCCGATTCAATAGTGATATTGCTGACGTTAGTCTCATCAAGAGAACTCGTGCTATCTACATCATAGGTAGCAACTACATGATCTCCGGTGTAGACCACTGAGGTTAAAACCCGATAACCACTTATTGTGGGAGCGGCAGGATCTAACTGGGCAGCAATCGTAGTGGGGACTTTGACAGTCTGGCCTACGGTCAAAGTATTTGTAAGCGAAGTGATTGAAAGCATCACGGTACCGGAATCGATTTTCACTGTATCTACGTTGTAGGTATACACAGGAAGTTGACCATTGGTGAGATTCTCAGTATCCCAAGTCCATGTAAATGTAACTGGGACAGTAGCAGCCCTCTGTCCCATTGGCCGATAGCCAAGCATATCGGCTATATAAAGCACACTTTGTCGTCGAACAGCTGTTCCAAGAAATGCTTCAGCAGCCACACGGTCGATGTAATAGTTCATGACATCGCCGACATACGCATAAAGCTCTAATAGGAGTGTGCCAAAATCTCCAGTGTTACCTACTGTCTGCCAATCAGGCAGGTATCCCTTAGCCAGACCAACAAGCATTGTCCTGATGGACTTGTAATCCCGACTGGTATAGTCAAGTACTTGACGCTTTGATGTAGTTACGGAAGTGTTGGTCGTACTCACTGCTGACCTCCAGTGACGGTATTAGACATATTGAGAGCCACCGAGACGGATGAATCAGTGGAGTAGCTAGACGCTTTGTAAGAAACATCGATATGAACCACATTGGGTTCTTTATCAGAGGATGTGACCGATACATTCTTTATCAGAGCTATCGGCACTAGATGGATAAGTCTATCACGTATATATGCTGCCGTATCGTGGCGTTCTAGGGCTGATGAAGGGTCATACAGAACCGACTGGATATTGCATCCCCAATCTGGATGCATAACCCGTTCACCTTGATTAGTGGTAAGGGCATCAATAAGTTGGTCTTTGACGATCTGGTCATAGCTAGATGTTGTGCCAAGGCTATGATTGGATAGTCTTAATGGGCTTGAGAAAGCTATCATTCTAAATCCTTTATCGTACAGGTACCATGTCAGGGGCAGTAGTGGCCGTAATGTTTCCGTTGACATAGGTATCTGTTATCAAAGTTTCTGATACATATTCTACCTGAGACCATGAAGATACCCAGCGCTCATGCTCGTAATCCCATGACATCTTTGGAGATCCGCTATTTACCTTAGGCTCCCAGAAGTTCCTTGCAATAAGATTTGTGGGAAGCGTGTTGGTATCCCTAGCAAGATCTAATTCTGTCTGAAATGAGTTATGGGTAAGAATATGATGGACACCTCGTACCAGCCAGATACCGTCTGAATCATTCTTAGAGGCAGTTCCTGCAACTCCGCTTACCTGTATGGGAACTGTGGTTCCCGGAACAAGCGCAGCATTACCATTTACTCGGGCTGTAGCTTGATTATTCCAATAATCAATACGGTTTATCCATGATGCATTCTCGTATTGCTCCGCCATAGCACGGCTTTTGCTAGGCGTATCAGCTACAAATCTGAATGGAGAGTTTGGAGTTGGCAGCTTACTAAAAGCGCCCTTATTATCTTCATCAAAAAAGCCAAAGGATGGCTGGATGTTGTCTCGGATTTCCAAGGACTGAGTAGTAGCATTCCACTCTAAAAGTGCCCTTGTAGGATCAAGAACATCATCGCCCTTTATGAAACTAGAAGTTACCGGCCTCGTACGAGTGAGCACCCGTATTGGTTTGACGAGTCGGATAACTCCGTTATAGACGTAAATGCAATAACCGACCCGTTCTGCTAAACAGATCAGAAATTCCCAATCACTCTCATTGGTCTGGGCAAGCGCAGGCCATACGAAATCAGAAGCATTGCGGTCTACTTGAACTCCAAGCGAATAACCCTCATAGTAACTGTTGGAAGCATTAGATCCCTTAACGCCCTTGATTATTTTTACAAACATATCTTGGGCTGTAAGGTTTGTTTCGAACTTTGGACTTCCGCCCTGTAATGGCCAAGTCGGGCCAATGCATAGAAGATCTACAACTGTGTCTTGCTGATATTCACTGCTTGGAGTAACTGTCAGGATGTACCCGTAAAACGTAGCTGGCGAAGTTTTTTTACCGTACGTAAATTGAATCCTCTTACCTGCAAACTTACTGATTTGAGCCTTAGTAAGTTGAGTAGTGATAAGGGCGGCCTCATGCTGATTCTCCTTATTCTCTACCTCTACCTTTTTAAGTTCTGAAGGAGATAGGTTAAGCGCAATCCCATCGACCTGTATGTTGTATACAAGTATGTTTTGAAGAGTACTGAGCGCTGGATTATTAATAGCAGTAGGCATCGATTACTCCGGTAAATAGATCATGTCACCCATTCCGAGATCCAATGGATACCGGATATGAGGATTACCATTGGCAATTACCCACCAACGAGTGGGGTCCTGTAAAACTCGATATGCGAGTAACTGCATATTGTCGGTCACCTTAGCCATATAGGCATGAGGAGGTTTAGACGCCTGCCCAGTTGTAAGGACATAAGAAGTAGATCGACTTAGCTCTATGAGCTTTGTTGATTGGACATCGCTATATTCAGGTACGCCTATAGCGTCGTACGTATGTGTTAAAGCATTTTCGTAATCAGCACTAGCGTACCGAGAATCTCCAGTTACAGCAGACATGAGGTTTCCTTAAACTCTGAACGGGAATGTTGCAATTGAATCGTTGCCAGCTATAGCTGGACGGATAACGTGGGTATATCCGTTACTTCCAAAAATTGCCCAGCTATATCCATAATAGTTTGTGTATTGGGTGCGTGGGCCGCTTCGTGTAGTCCTCCACCCATCGGGAGAAGGGTTGGACTCGTAAGTCTTTACTTTCTGATCACTGGCTATTACTTCTTGAACAAACGCCACGTGTTCGTTAGATATGAGAAGATCTCCCGGTTGAACCTGTGAATTGAGAAAGCCTTCATCAAATGCAGGAACGCCGGAACCTTCAGGTCCAGCTACCAGAGTACCCAAGCGCTTAGAAGCCTCAATAAGACTTCCGGTGTAACAAGCGCCATCGTCTGACATTCCTATAGCTGCTAAAGCTCCTCCACCAGCAGCGGAGTTCTTGTAGGCCCAGTACACCAGCCCTGAACAATCAATTCCTCTGTGAGGGTCATCAGGAACTGGCCGTATCTGGTCATAGGGAATGGGATTACTAATCCTAGCGGAGTCGTCGTATTCCCCAAGTGACATTGCTGTCTGTAGGGCAGTAGTTCGGATTAGAACATTAGGGGCGCTGGTTATATCAGAAATGGCTGTTACTTGTTGATAAGCGCTACCAACTCCCGATGTAACTGAACTGGTATCAATACCTATACTTTTTAGGAAATTAGGATCTTCTGAGTTTAATTTCAGAGTAGCCGTTTTTACTTCTTCGGTAGTGACTGAATACTTGATAGATTCATCATATGGAATAGTGGCGGTGAAGGTCCCTTCTTCCTTTGCCACAGCGAAATCAAACTCGGGCCTTACTGGACCGATATAGAATGCTTTCATAGAAATGCTTATTGTCATGCGGATTGGTCGCATATTGTGATCGAACTTCTCATATGCCACTGATGCCGAATAGGGGCGACCCTGTACAGAGAACTGTGGACTGAATACCACAGTGATGTTCCTAGGGTTAACCATCATGATGCCATTATCTGGAAGTGAAGGATTCTGGTTGTCTGGAACAACCCCTCGGACTACTAGATCAAAGTAGTCAAAATCCACAAGAACACCACGAGGCATAGTTCCGTTGGCGTTCTCAATCTGTCGATCGAATAGAAGATCGAATGAGAAATCAAGAACACCGGGAGGAGCGACGAGATTCTTCGATCCATAGATCGTATTAAACGGATCAAGGGCACCCTGATCAAGATAAGAAACATAGTCACGCTTGATACTCTCAGGGTTGTACATGAAATACAAGCGGTAGCTATTCGTTGGGTCGTTGTTGCTATTAGCCGTTCGCCGTATATACCCCCGCACAATGCGAGCGTTTGTATCTGACATGATTGTAGTCAGCCGACCCGCTGAGCTTGCATCAAAAGGCGGGTTGGTTCTGGCTAATCCAAGATCATCAAGACGATCGTATGAATGTCGCTTGAGCAACGTAGAGAAATTACGCTCTGCACTAAGCAGGTTATCCAAGGAAAGGTCAGGAGTAACAGAACGCCCGTTAGGATCTAATGACGATAGTATCGGTGAGAACTGATTGTACGTGGTGTAGTTATTCGTAGGCATCAGATGGGGTATCCATTTTCATTGAAGAAAGCATAAGCTTCATCCATATCCACCGCTTTTAGATGAGAACCATCAGGAGTACTATAGTTACCAGATGTCTGCCACGGTATGAAGCTAGTTCCATTATTGGATAAACGCATAGCTGTACTTACATTGGTCCATGGATCTGCCATCTGCTCACCACTAGCTCCCGCCCAGTTGCAGCTGTTTATCTGCCAAAGCCCAACATCGGTGGTGTTGTTATCATTTATGCCAGCTACGTTTGCTACGAAATGACTTTCCCGTTTAGCTAATGCCCATAGGAATGCGGCACCTTCTTTAGGACATCCTTGTGCTGCAAGAAGGGAGATAATCTGCTGACCAGTAAGTTCGATCGCCGGAATACTGGGGTCTGGAGTGGCAAGCGTATTGTTACTTGTACGCATTATCCGAAGGCCGAATGGCCCCCGAGGTATATCCGCTGGAGGTGTACCTGCTGGCCCAGAGTACTGACCGGAAGCATTGGATGCTGGTGTAGAAAATAGAGACGTAAAAGCTGAAGACTCGGTGTTGAGCTTTAGCTGAGTGGTGCTTACTTCTTGAGTCGTAGTGGTGTATTTGATTGACTCATCGTACGGGACTGTAGCGGTATACACATTTTCCGATACAAACTGTGCGTAGTTTGGAACAGTTTGAACCGGACCAATATAGAATGCTTTAATTGCAATAGATAAACGCATACGTGTCGGCGTCATCTTATTGTTGAACTTGTCGAAACTTACAGAAGCATTGTAAGGACGGCCCTGTACGGATAAATCTGATCCGAATACAACTGTTACGTTCTTTGGATTCACCATCATAATTCCGTTATCAGGAATGGCATTTCCGTTTTCGTTGGAATCAGGTACTACGCCTCTAACAACTATGTCGAAGTAATCATAATCAACTTTGATACCCGGGTGATTTGGATCAGAAGCTACTTCGATCTGCCGATCAAAGAATAGCTCAAACGAGAAATCAAGGATGCCGGGAGGGGCCACCATGTTGTTTGAGCCATAAAGGGCATTGTATGGATCTAAAGATTGCTGATCTAAATAGGCTATGTAGCTACGCCGTATGATCTCAGGGTTGTACATGAAGTACAAGCGGTAAGGACTTGTGGGATCAGCAGGATCAATGTCGGACCTACGTATGTACCCTCGACTTATTTGACCGTTCGCACCTTCTACCTTGTTGAAGGTTCCAGTAAGTCTGAAATTAGGATTAGCGAGACTGGTAGAAGTTTTGAGAAATCTATCCTGAGCGTATTGAGTCTCCGTAACTCCGATAGGGGCTATGTCGACAAATGTCTGCTTGGTAGTAATGTTCTTACTCCATACATTTGTTTGCACATCCCACGCCATCAGGTCACCAGCCACTTCTTCTTATTGACCTCGTCGGCCATATGAGTGACGATTACTGAAGCGGCTCGTCGAGCATCAGCAGCATTATTACCAACGCCGTTCAGCGTTATATCGGCTTTGAAAATGATAGGCGGATTGATGTTGGCGTTTATCGTCGGGCCACCGCCACCGCTGTTCATGTATGCCACCGGATCTCCAAAGATCTGTTGACCAGAATCTATGTTCTTTCCACTAGAAGTGAATCCTGCATATGTAGATGTTGGCACGCTTACTGTTGCGCTCTGGTTTATGAGATCCTGAAGCTCTTTAGGATTGTCTTTAGCTGGGCCTAATAGCTGCATGAGTCCACTTAAGGGTGCAGTCATGACCTTAGAGTATGTGGCAATAGAAGTATCAATCATGGCGGACGCAGAGCCAGATCCAATGAACATCTGCATCAAGCTGGTCATAGGAGACATAGCTGCTTCCATGATCGGCTTAACAATTTTACCAAGGGCGCTGATAATGAAATCACCGACCTTGCTGAATATGCCGCTTATACCACCGGTAGCAAAATCGAGGAGTCCTCCGAATGGCATCGCCTCTCCAGATGGGCTGCCAAAAGGCATAGGGTCGCCTACAGGCATAGTTCCAGCTTGCTGAATGTGCCAAGGCTCCCCTTGAGCAGCAGCGGTCTGAAGACCAAACTTACCAGCATTGGCCTTCAACCAACCTGTCTGGCTCATTGGTCCAATATCAATTGCCCATCCACGAGCATGAGAACCACGAGATGGGTGACCTACCCCAGTGTTACCGTTACGTCGGAGGCGGTTCTGGGTGACGGTATCTCTGTAGCTGGAAGATATTTTAAGATTCGGGTTAGCCCTGAGCATCTTTGATACTTTACTTGCAAGGTCAGGAGCTAAATGGCCTAGTCCACGGTCACCGGCAGGCCCATTGTAGGTATCCCTAGACATACCAGTATCTTTATAGGCCATTGGTGCCCCGTAAGGCATAGGATCGCCATACGGGATTGGATCGTTGGCAGGCATCAAGCTATCTTTAATGCTATTACCAGCACCCATTAATCCGCCAACTGCCGCAGCCGCTCCACCAAGCGGGCTTGTGGCAAGCTGGGTAAGGAGAGGCATAATCATCTCCATGATGGGCGTTGGAAGCAGTGACAATAAGCGACCAGCGTTCGTAGTACGAAGCGTGGTAGCTAGAGTCTTATCCGTTCCCTGCATTGCCACATTGAATCGCCGATCGGCGCTTTCACGGGCAGCGTACATACCGTACATCTGGCCACCCATGAGATAGTCCCTCTTTGTACCTTGAGTGACATTTCGAAGACGCTCATACCCGAGGTTTATACCTCGGGTGCTATCAACCATTTTCTTCAAAGTGTCTGTGGTTACTGGCCCAGCTTCCTTACCAGCAGTGGTGAGGGCATACTGCCACCAGTAATCAACCATGTCCTGAGGAACACCCATGGCTTGGAACCAAGAGTTGATATTTGATCCCGGAAAGTTCTGGGCCATAAGGTCTTCAGCAGAAAATGCTTTGCCCTGAGCACTACCGGGACGATGCTGCTCAAAGAACTTCATGATGCCTACAGCCCATTCAGCAAGGCTCTTATACCGACCGCCCTTGCCGATCATTGTGAAGGCACCTTCACCGATCATCATACCCATCTGCTGAGAACGGGTATTACCGATATAGTTAGCAAGACCTCCTGAGATCTGAGCAGGTGCAGCACCCGGATTAAGGATCTGCATCTGGCGAGCAGATTCAAAGAATCCATTACGTTGGGGTGTGCCCGTCATGAGTGCGCCAACACTTTGACCAGCAAGGATTGTAGAAAGCATATCCTGCTGAGTACCCATGATCGGCATACGTTGTGCTAGACCGGCTACCATCTGATTCATGCCCATGGACTTGCCTGTAGCGGCAGACATCATGGTGGCATTAGGGGCAAGAGCCTGCGCCAACTGAAGCATGGCGTTCTGGTTACCACCGGGACCATTGATTCGGTTATAGGCATACTGAATGCCGCCGCCCGCAATAGCTCCGTAGAGTTGGGAAATGCCATTGAAGGCGGACATGAGGAGTCCACCAATACCACTTTGGCCAGTAATACCTTTCATGAAAGTATTTACGGCACCAGAGAGATTAGATCCGATACTATCGGCGGTTCCAATATCAGCTACCCGTTCACCGGTATCAGCAAAACGGTTACCGTTAAGACCGAAGGAGTTGACTACCGTAGCCATTCCGGCCTTCATGCCGCCGCCACTGTACATACGTGCTCTGTTACCAGAATCGAGAGCACGCATCATGTCCGTGGCACGTTCCCACGTCGTGGCTTCTCGAACCTCCCGCTTAGGGCCACCCTCTTCGCTGGTGTCACCTGTAGCACGCCTGCGGGTTTTCGGATCACCCCACGCAGTCTCAGGCTTTGTCGCTTTCCCGCCACCTCCAGCACTTCGGTAGGTGCCGGTGGCAGCAGGTATTGTAGACTCTAGGAGTTTACTCAACCTAGCCAAAGAGCTACTGCTGGCAAGAGATTCTATGCGATGTTCTAATCCCCTGAAGGCTTTTTCAAGGTTATTAACATCTTCTATGAGCTTTGAGAGATCGGGAACAGCAATGCTAGGAGCAGCATTTCTGGGAGCGAACGGAGTAGGCATTCCGAGTATACCGGAAGTATTACCTGCTGTACTTGGTTCATCCATGACTATCTCGTCTCCACTTCAATAGACTGAGCCAGAACGTTCGCTCTCTATTCGTTAAATTCTTTATCTCTGAGATCCCCCACCCCGGGTATTCCTTTGAGAGTATGTCGTAATATAGGTATAGGTTACTTATATTAAGGACGAAAAATGTCACCCCACGAGAGGGGTAGGATCATGTCGAAACCACAGCCCACGCAAGTGATCTCTAAGTTAAGTTGCGGGCTGGGCTGATTGGCGACAAGACTATCGATTAGCCGCTGACGATCTCCCATGGAAAGGCTTCGTGCAGTTGACATGGGGTCAATCACCGGCTTGCCATTTACCTGCATAACGCACTCACTGATCATGAGTGTGTTTTGCTCGGCGGTGCTGGCACCCTTTTTATTTACGATGTACATCTGATCGGCCCCAGTAGCCAGCCGATACGTGATCTCATCACCCTTATTCGTCGTCAGGGTGTATGTGACCTGAGATGGGTTTTCCATCTCTTTGCACTTGATGTCCTCGGAGATGATGAGGGTGGTCTCATTCTCCACTGCACAGGCTGGGCAGGTATGGACAAGTTCTTTCTCGTCACCATAAGTGACTCGTGCAATATTGAGGAACAGTTGCTCACGTTCACCGATGAGGAGGTCGGCAAGGAAGGACTGGCGCTCGGCAAAACTCAAACTTTCAAGATCCGTAGATCCAATTCGAGACGTGCCGAGAACTATGACTCCATTGAAGAAGTCAGCAGATTCCTTAAACCGAGCCAACTTCTCCTCATCGGCTCCCGTAAGTTCACGAAGTTCCACTTCTGTTTCCCACTTTGAGCCGTTTAGACGGCCCCGAGGAAGGGTGATTATTACATTGGGGGATTCCCCGATACGGGGGACCTCTCCAATAATTGCAGCGTTGGCGTCCTGAATATCCTGTTCCTTAACGGTGGGGATATCGGTAGCATCAAGATCGGTAAATGACATCGGTTTGTTCTCCTGTAAGTGGGAATGTCTTACTATTAAGCAGTAAGTATGCTGTTACTACGAAGAGCGGTGGTTTCACCAACGCCCCAGAAAACGTCGAGACCCTCATGATGGATGGTCATGTTTTGAACCATGATCGCATTGTCCATAGCATTGAGGCCAGAGAACGCTACGTTCGCAACCCAAGCGTTGTAAACTTGGAAGGCGAGAACAGCGCTGCTGGTGTCTCCACGAACTGCCGCACCCGGACCCTTTGTGACGGGATGATCGAACACTCGGATGAGCATATCGAAACGATAGTCATCATTGAGTCCGATGTTCCCGTTGCCCCACTGAACAGCAAACATCTGCTTAGCGAGGTTCCACATACCGGGCTTCTGATAGAAGACACCCGACGACAGAGTGACTGGCGAGAAATCAGTCATACCGGGCATCTTGTGGGGGTTGGTGTTCCAGCCACCCTCACGGTAGGGAATCATCTCGGTGGACATATTGAGTCCTTCCACCGAAGTGAATCCCATTTTGCCGACTCCACTCTGAAGCTCCCCATTGGAATGGAAGATCTCCACTTGGAATTTAAAGTTACGAAGCGGATCTGCCGCAAGACGAGTCCGTTCCTTAATACTTGCTGCCATTTTCTATTCTCCTTCTCAGCCTCGTGGCTGAACTTCAGCAGCGAATCCGCCGCTCTCGATTTGACTGACACGGATCACGATGAATTCAGCGGGGTACTCAAGTGCGACACCGATTTCCAGTCGAACCTCACCAGACTGAATGACTGATGGGGTGTTAACAGTGGAATCGCACTTGATGTAATATGCTTCCGATGCGTTAGCACCACGGAGACCGCCAGCTTCCCAGAGCGGACGGAGAATGCGCTCAGCCGTCATTTGAAGCTGGGTCCACAGACGCTGATCGTTGTTCTCAAAGAGAGCGAACTGCGTCGACTGCCGCAGGCTTTCCTTGATGTAGATCAGAGTACGGCGGGCTGAGATGTAGCGATCGGCACCATAGCTCTTACGAGTACGGGCACCCATGATGGAAATGCCTGCCCCGGGAACTGGGCGGATGACATTGATATTGCCGGAGTTGAAATCTCCAAGCTCTGCATCCGACCACTTCGCATCAACACCGACAGCGTTGCTGATACCAGCGATCATTCCGGCTGGTGCTCGGAATACGCCGATGGTGTTATCCACACGACTCATGACGCCAGCTACCGCACCACCCGGTGGGATCGTGATGGTAGTACCGGACTGCTGAGGATTAGGAGTAATGATCCATGGGGTGAAAGCGCCGACATATGCGTCACCGGGATAGACCGATAGCGCTGCGCTGACAATGCCCTTGTACGTTGCCGAGCTTTCGCCGTAATTTCGAGCACGGACAGCATCATTGATGATGAATACATCGCCACGGTCTGGGAATGTGGAGGAAGATACGCCTGTAGGGGCAATAAACTTTGTGGGATCATTGACGTCAGTCGTATATCCGACAAGGTTGAGAAGCAGGGGACCCTGAACCCTACCAACTGCAAGCTGAGCGCTTGATTGATAGTCGATGCTTCCGGGTACTCCTGAATCTGTGCCACCAACAAACTTTCCTGCAACCGCAGGAGCACTTGCAGTAAGACTGTTTACAACAGTAGCTGGAAGCGTGGCAGAAGCGTCGTAAGTAGCTATGCGTATATACGAAGACCCAGAGTATGGATCATTGATGGCGATATCAGCACGCTTCGTACCGGATACATTTCCGAGCATGGAAAGTGCTGAGAAACGCTCGACCTCTACATTGTCTTTGTAGACGACAAGATCAAAAATACCGTTGGTCGTATCAATAACTGTAAGCGCTAATGAAAGGCCCTTGAGTCCGGTAAGGGTGGATGCCGTAGTGTTATTAGCAGTTCCGATGCTTCGGGCCTGAACCTCAAACGCTATATTCGCATTAGAAGTAAGTCGAGGACTGCCATTTACTGCAACCGACGAGGCGACTGTCTGCATACTGCTAACTAGATTAGCAACTTCAAACTTGATGGTCTTGTTCGCCTTGCTGACTGAAACTATTACATATGCCCCATTGACAGCAGCGTCAGTTGACGTAAAGCCCTCTACTAAGGCTTTTGCTGATGCAAGTCGAACGCTGGCGTTAGTGAAGTCCGAGACAGTAGTAGGAGTGGACGGACCGGTAGATACATAAGAAAGGGATGTGTCGGTAACAGCCGTCAACGTGAACGTACCATCAAACTTAGTGGTAGTCGATGTATTGAGGGGATAAGAGTTTATTCCTTCAACAACTACACTTTGTCCAGCGGTAAATCCGTGCCCTGTAGGAACGGTAAGCGTTACGGTAGTTGTAGAAGAAGCATAGCCAGCAGTCGCATTTGTTACTGACGTAACTACGCCATCAAGTGCATTAGCTGTGAGAGTCACAAGGCTACTAGCTGATGCAAGTGTCGCAGTACCAGAAGCGCTTATAGAAGAAACACTCCCAGAAGTAATAGCGTAGGTAATGGTACCTGATGAACCTGTGGTTGTGCTCAGGATCGTGAACGTACCGTCAAATCCGTCACCATTGTTTGTTGTCGCAACTCCTGCAATCGTAACGGATTGACCAACTACAAAAGGATGGTTAGGAATAGTAATCGTAGCAACACCGCCGGTCTTAGCCTTATTGGTAACAGCTACGCTCGTATCTATCTGACGAGTTGTGATTGTGTTGGAGCTAACGGATTTGCTAGCATCAGGCACAAAGAGGTAGGCGTTGTTGCCAACCGAAGTACTGGTTGAAACAGCCCGCTGCACATAGCAGGGGTTTCCACCATTCTGGAAATATGAGTACACAGCATACGGAAGATATGACTTGTAAGTCGAAGTAATTGCCCCGTAGGTTACGGAGATATCTTCAAAACTGCCGAAATAGCGGACATAGTCAGACCACGTATCACAGCGTACTGGTTGATCGGTCGGGCCGATATTAGCAGCACCGACAAACATGGCAATTGAGGAAGCGGAAGCAGTATCGGCACTGTTAACGAGCAGCGACTCCTCCACATACACTCCGGGCTTTCGATAATCAAAAGACATTTTTAAAACTCCTAAAAGGTTAAGTACTAGGGAAAATCAATAAGTAGAACTTGGATACTTCTACGTACCAGACGGCGGTTCAACGGTGACCGGTTCCGCAAAAGTATGAACGGCGTTATACAGATGCGAAGTAGACTCTTTGTGCTCAATGGGTTGAGCATAGATATCAGCATGGACCCGCATGACCTTCTCGATTTCCGAAACCCGGCTTTGCGGTATCTCGGCGTCCATGGTGATTGTGTAGACCTTTCGGAATATGCGCTTGTTACCTGACTCAGTAGTCTCGGTACTATCAGCAGGCTGCATACCCACTAGCTCACATCGTCGCCAAGTGCTGTCGGCATCAACACCGATCCAGAACGGGCGAGGGGAAAATATATCTGTCATGAAACGGCTCAGAAGATACCGGTCATGGATGGCCGAACGAGAATACACAGTCACCTGATATGTCAGTACGTACATGAGATACTGCTCGATCTCATAGTTCATACCGTCACTGCTCAGTTCGGGAAGGGTTGACGAAGTGGAAGGCACGTACATACCCGTACGTACTTCTTGCCCCGTGATTGAATCTTCGAATGAGGCATCATCTGAGTAGACCTTATGAACACTTGTCCAACGGTCATAAGAAGGCGTTATAGCGATGAAATCGATTGTTATGAACGGATACTTCAAACGCCGTTCGCCCTCTGGAAAACGGAACCAGACATCCACTGGGATCATTCCGTTACGGTCAGGAACAGTTATGCCAGACAGATGCTCTTTGAGAGCATCGTCTTCGGCAAGGATCAGACCTGTATGAAGCTGATGATCGACCTCTCCCGCAGCGAGATCGTAATCCCAATCGACGCTCATAATCCAGCCTTAGGGCCGAGATGATCAACCATGACCTGATTGATACGGGCATTCATGTTCGCCTTAGCCGCAGGCATATGTCGGAGAACGGGAGCAGGGGGAACCTCGTCCTTGCCGTACTCAGCAAAAATCGCTTTATCCACATATTGTGGATTGCGTACTCCCACATAGACTTGACTGTCGTCTGGGTCGTACCAAGTCTCGATATGGTCAGCAGCATCTCCCCAAGCAGGATTCTGCTTAGCTATACTTCGGGCAGATGATTCAAGCTCAGACATACCCTCAATGGCGGCTTGATAGGCAGCATGACTGACCGCTTGGGCGTGTTTACCCAAAGCAGAGAAAAAATCTGCACCTATGTGCAGGTCTTTCTTCATACTATGCCTCCATGGCGCTGACTTATGAGAAAACAGCCGCTCAGCTGACTTCCCATATATCATACACTACGAAGTCAAGTATACGATAGTACTCAGCTAGGTGGGCCTGCTGAGACCACACCACCATCGGTGGCGTAGCTTACATTTGTCCCAGAAGTTCCAGTCCATGAAACTGTAGTGCTTGTCACTGCGGTAATCGTTTTAACCCCATCAAACCCGGTGGTAGTGGTTCCCGATGCATCGACACCAGTGACGACTATGGTTTTTCCAACTACAAATGGATGAGGAGATACCGTAGTCAAAGTATAAGTCGTACTACCCGATCGCTGCTTGTTGGTAACTAGTACAGTAGCCGGACCTATGTCGGTAATAACCATTTCTGAGTTACGGTCAGTACCGAGAATTTTTACGCTAGACGAAGCACTCTGGTTATAGCTCAACCTAATCGCAGCGCCTGCCGCCCCATTGAATGTAGCGGTAGCAAAATAGGATGCAGAATCTGTGGCACCTACGGCTATGTCGGGGAGTCGGGCATACAGCAAACTATAGGCACCGTTTGTTAGGGTAAATGATGTAACCGTAGCTGTCCCTCCATATTGAGCAAGGGCGAGATTTATAGATACACGATAATCTCGATCAGATCGAAGAGCCATAGAACTTGGGGATAATCCGGTTACATCTGAGAACTTTGTAACCGCCCCATTTGGTGAAACAGCCGTACTGGTGACTGCGGCAGCACCAGTGGTGACATAACCAAAAGTCGTAGTGGTTACAGCCGTAATGGTAAAAGCTCCATTAAACACAGTTGTAGTAGAACTTCCAGAAACGCCTGAGACCACAACATGATCACCTATGGAATAGCCATGGGAAGCGGTCGTGGTAAGAATAGCTGTTACAACCCCAGATGATATGGTACTGGATTTATTAGAAACGCTGAACGTTGTATTCGTGCTCGATATAGTTACGTCTGAACTTAATTCAGTACGACTAAGGGTACCCCAAGGTTGATTCCATAACTTCTGATAACCACTTAGGTTGCCGGTAGCGTTATATAGCCTGACTAGAGTACCAGTCGGTCGGTCGTAGCTAATCGACCCGGAAGGTACGTTTGTGGGAATACTACTGTTATATGGGTATGTTATTGATGTCGTATCAATTTTAAGACCGGTATCAAACGATCCGATATTACCGGTAAAGGTGGTAGGGAGACCACTTGATGGTACTACGAGACTGATATTACCGGTTATATTGGGGAGCGTTACCGCTGATCCATTGGTTGAATCATGAGTAAAAATTATACCGTCATAAGAACTGTGGCCAATAGTTACACTCGTACCGTCAGTGGAATACGTACTATCAGTTACTGCTAAGTATTTAGAGGCTGCTACGTTCTTGAAACCATCTGTAGTGCCGTCTGTACTGACGGAAAGACGGTTATTCGTAGTGTCGTAAAAGACCCGGCCCTCATTGATATTACGTACGGTTGTACCGGTATCCCGTGACACTTCTGTGACCACGGTCGGAGGGACAGACGGTACCCGAACGACCAGACGATCATTGATCCAGTATGCATCGTTCTTGGTCCAGTTATCACTACCGTCGATCCATAGAACATCGCCATTAGGTTTACTTGCGGCGTTAGAAGAAGTTGCCATTTAAAGTCCTATCAAACAATAGTGGGAAACAGATCGAATACTCGATCATCCTCGGGCTGGGTCTCGATGCCAGATACTCCGACAATTACGTCCTGTCGGGCACGACCGGTGATCTGGAAATCACTCACCTCATAGAATCGACCGTCATAATAAATGATATCGTTCAGACGATCATCCCACCAAGGCTTGCCCACAGGCTTTGTATCCCAGAGCCGACCGCCGTGGGCTTCAGTAGCGTCGATACCGGCTTCATTGATAGAGCGGGCAGAGCAGGCGAAATGGATTCTCTGAGTAGGACGACGCCCTTCACCTGCATAGGCTTCCTGAGCTTCTGACTGGTCTACCCAGAGCACAGGGACAGCAATACCATTCAGATAATTCTTGCCACCCTCGTCATAAACTCGGTCATATGATGAGTCGACATCGAACTTGAACCAGATTACGGCTTCACCGATCTTGTTCTGATATCGAGAAAGTTCCTTGAATACATGGTTTACTTCTCGACGGGTATCCATCACGGTGCGCCGCCAGTACCTATAGTACCCCAGCCGCCATAGCCGAAGTCCCAAGATTCAGTTACAAGGTTTTGGTCCTGAGAACCCCAGAACGCTTCCTCATCCTCAAATGGAACGTTTTCTTCAGGATCAATGAGAGGTCGCAGACGGATTGGCGGACGAGGATTATCAATCTCACGACCACGATACAGGGGAGCATACCGGTTGGTAAGGCGAGAGATTCGGCGAAGGGTATGCATCTCGATCCTCTTGAGACCGACATTGAGCATTGCAGACTTCTCTTCGTATCGCTTCTCCCAGTAGCCGATAAGAGCCTGTACCTGCTGAAATCGCTGGTGAACAGGAATGCTCATGCCTTCAGGAGATGCAATATCGATGTCTGTGGCGAACTCAGCCAGTAGGGACCACAAAGCCCCCACAAGTGTACCTATACCCATTACTTCTACTTCAGCGCCCATAATCGATTCCAGATCGACGCCGGGTCGATGATGGAGGTGCTCTGTAATTATGATTTGAGCGAAGAAGTCAAGATCCTCGTCAAGGAACCACTGATAGTACAACCCTGACACATACAGCCCGTCAGTGTATTGACTGGGGTTTTGTATCTTCAGGAGACCGTTTCTGGAGTTGACAACGAAGTCCGTTACCGGAGAACTATCCGTATTATCAATGACCGATACTGACGTAGGCTCAATATTGGGTTGCGGCAAACGCAACGTTGATCCAACAGTAGCGAAATTGATCTCGAAAAATGATCCGAAATCCCTGCTTAGTTTACGCGCTACTGATGAGACTTCGGCCAAGGATGTCATATACCTATAGTACCTTATCAGTCGGCCTCAGCCGAAGGGTCTTGGGGGGGATTCTGGAGGCGCTCAAAGGCTTTTGTAAGAACAATATTTTCAAGAGTAAGAATCTTGTTTCGTTCAAGAAGCTCATCAATTATTACTTGGTAGTCAACACCAATATCCATTTTATTCTCCTAATTATCGGATTCGTACAAGAGTATACCCAAGACACCGGAATTCTGTAGTACCGGAGATACTGCCTAAGGTAACATTTAAAGCCAGTGTCTTAGAGGCATTGGTTGCGCTCATATCTTCTGCCGCAGTTCCTGCGCCTACACCACCACCAGAGTTGGTGGCAAGGTTAAAAGTGGTTGTACTTTGGGAAGAGTGATTCATAAACATTCCCAAGTTTTGGCTCGTTAAGCTAGCGAGCACAACCTCAATCTCTACCCACCATCTCCTCTTACCGCCGCCAGTAGTTTGAGTGGCGCTTGTTGCTGCTGAAGCGAATACTGACGTAGTACCAAATACCACTTCTATAGTTTGGTTAACTGCGCCACCACTGTTCTGGTCATCACCCCATGCTTTAAGGACGTAAACGTCACCGGCTGCTACTGGGTAAGTTGACCCACCTATTGTAGTACTTAGTAGGGCCTGCTTGACGGTTGTGTTTACAGTCGTTGTCGTAGTATTGGCAGCCAAGAGAACGTGAGAACTAAGCCCCGTCGCTCCTTGAGCACCCTGTGCCCCTTGAGCACCCTGTGCCCCTTGAGCGCCTACATCACCGGTTGGGGAAAACTGCATAATTACGGGATTGCCGTTATTAAAAGTTCCACTCAAGTAAGTGACGGGAACTTTATAGTAAGTACTAGCATTTGTTACTGCCCCACTTACCCTTAAATACGCAACGGAAGAGTTAGGATCGTAAAAGCTAATAATTCCCTTTGTAGTATTTGTAGAATTATTGATACCAGAAAGTAATCCACCAATACTAGTGCCCGTAGTATCGTCCCTATCTATGTAAAGTATAGTGGCACTGGCGGGGTTTGCATTATTAAACTTAAATTGTCCTGCTCCCGGCCTACTGTCCGTGATGCTGGCACTGTTGTAGGCGTAACCGGGACCGGGGGAGTTTCCTATAGGTCCTTGATCCCCTTGATCCCCTTGATTTCCCTGAAGACCAATCAGACCTTGAATTCCCTGTGAGCCTTGAATTCCCTGTGAGCCTTGGTTTCCCTGATTACCTTGGAATCCTTGGAATCCTTGGAATCCTTGGAATCCTTGGTTTCCCTGATTTCCCTGATTTCCCTGATTTCCCTGATTTCCCTGATTACCTTGGAATCCTTGGAATCCTTGGAATCCCTGAT